TTTGATTGAGCTATATATTGCAAAGAGCTCAGAGATGAGAGATGTCTTGAGGAGTCCTCTCCTCTTGCCCTGCTCCACTGCATAATTTGTCAGCATTGCCGGGACTGTCCTCTCATTTCTTTTGAGCTGTTTATATTCTCCCTCGATTTCAACCACTTCAACCTCACAGAGATTGATTTTTTCGATCATCATCACATCTGTCTCCTTTTATATCCACTGAGCATAAAGAGTAACATCAGCATTTGCCATCTCAAAGACTGCTGCTGCTGCATAGTCTGTGCCTGTTCCATCTGCTTTTGTATTCCATCCATCAAAAATCATATCAGTGAGCAGCAGAGTGCCCTGAGCTTTGACTGTGACATCATCTCCAACTTTGTATGCTATTACATCCACAGGAGGCTCTCCTGCATCAGATCCATTGCCATTATAAATGACATTGTAGGCCTCGACTAAGGATGGAGCAAAATCTGCCCATGCATTTGATACTGCCTCAGCAACATCTCCAACAAAAGTCTCAACATAAAATCTTGGGACTCCTCCAATCATGACTGCATTTGCTACAATTTCAAGCTCTGCATATCCATACTCATCAGCCTCATTATCTATCTCATAAGATAGGCCTTTGATATTTGTGCATTTTGGATATGCAACTTTTTTGACAACATTCTCAAATTCATCCACAAGATCTGCTGTCAAAATGAAATTTTTGCCTTTGGATGTTGGCCCATAACCATAAACCCCTGCAATAAGTCCCTTATTGTCAAGTCCATTGACTTCTCTTATGATTTCAACCGGAAATCTGCCTGCTAATGTGACAGTGTGCTTTATAGGGATTGCTTTTGACTCAGATGATCCATCCTCAGGACATTTTTTGATGATTTCTCTCATCTCTGTCTCTCCTGATAAATTTGCCATACATGCAAATTTTTTGGATGCTCCTGCCACATCTCCTGTCAGAGCCTGCATACTTGCATTGCCCACTCTACCTACATCAAATGTTTCAATCATTTTAATACCTCCAATATTTTTTTATTTATTTCTGCATTTAGTATCTCCATAATTTTTGGAGTCGATTGCTCCAAGCCTTTGCCTGTAAAATCATGAGCCTTTGGATTTTTAGATCCTCTGCCCTCATCCGGAAATATTAAATATCCAAAACTGTTTTTATTATTTGCAGCTCCACCTCTTGAAATGATTTCAAATCCAAGATTGAATTTAGTTGATTTGCTCCAATTGGCATCTGCTGCATGTTTTTTCTTTTTGTTTGATGTTGGGATAAACCTTGTGATATCATCTGTCAAAATAGATATACCATCAAGATACATCACTCTGTTGATGATCTCCTCACCTTTTCCGGGGATCTGAGACAGTTTTTCCTGCAAATCAGTGACAGATGTATAATCAATTTCATATTTTACATTTGACATGATCAGCAGCTCCTTTTGATGAGCCTTATAAATGGATATGCCACAACATTGATCCATTTGTCAGTATCAGCAATCTGATATCTGTTGTATTGTGCAGCAGATCCCTGCTGCATCTTGATTGAGTCCATCAGCTCAATGATCTGCATCTCCTTGTCTAAATCTGACAGAGTGCTGACAAGATAGACCATCACAGTCTGTCTAAAAGTATTGATGCTGTTTTTTTCAATCTGCATTGGCCTGTAATAAATAAAATTATAGTCATTGAGATTATCTTTAACTGTTGCCTCTCCAAAAAATACAGGGAGAGCAAGAGTGCTGAGAGTCGCTGCTATCTGCTCATCTGTTGCTGTAATTTTATACTCAGCCATTTCTCACCCCTGCCTTTTGGAGATGGATAAAATTGTCTGTCTCATTAAAATCAAGATACTTTATCTCATAGAGATCCTCAGATCCTCTGAGTTTTACCTTGTGAGATCTGTCAATATTCTGCCTCTTTGGAGTCCTGATTTTTAGATCTATACTGTACCCCAATTGAGATGCAAGCATATAATCTGACTCTCTTGCTGACATGATATTGAAATAAAGAGATCCGATTGCCTCAAAAGTCTCTCCTGTCTTTTCCCTTTTGGCATTATATACAGCTTTGATGTCTCCAAACTGCAAGAGGCCATCATTAAATGCCTGATGATTTAATTTGATCATAAAACATCAGCCTCCTCAGCCATTATTGCTGCACCATGCATCAAGGATAGAGATGTGATGTCATCCCGGAAATTTACCCGGAAAAATTCTATTGCATTATTTCTGCTATACCTGACATAAGCAAAGAGCAGGCCTTGTGCCTCATCCTCTGCCAAATAGTCAAGATCAGCACCTATGAGCCTATTTAATGTCTTTGAGCCTCTTTCAAGTAGTCTGACAAGCTCCTCATCCTCATCTGCCCATGTAATATGCAGCTCAGACTTGAGATCCTCAAGCAATGTAATCATGCAGCTCACCTCCTCATTAAAAAAATAAAGGAGGCATCTCAGCCTCCTATTTTGTTTTATTTATACTGTCTTTGTGACTAAAATTGTATATACCTGAGAGGCTGTGCCCTCAGTCACTGTGATCTCAATCTCATTAACCCCTGCCTGCCATGTGGCAGCAGTACCATTGAGATGAGGGACTCCATTGACCAAAATTGCAACCTCAGCAGACTCATCAGCAGTCACTGTGATCATATTTGTTGCATTGACTGTCTCTGCTGTGTAGTTTAATACATCCGGATCAAAGTCCGGGATCAGTGTGAGAGAGCCAAGGCTCAAACTGCTGAGATGATTTAGTCAGGCCTGAGGCACAAGTCCTGAGATATCAAGCAGTATAAATGCATTGTTATCTTTTGGAGTACCATTGCCATATAATTTGACAAGATAAACTCTCTCATCCTCTAAAAATCTGTATTCATCTGAATACTCAATTTTTCCGGATTTTGCAGTGCCAAGTCCCATAAAATATTTATTTGGCAGTCCAAGGACAGCATTGCCTGCTGCAAGTGCTGAGGACTGAATGATTGTTGTCTCAATTGGAAATACATCTTTGATGTATCTGCCATCAAGTGTCAATCTGATTGTTGCAGGCATAACTTTTGATAGATAGTCAATAGGATTAACTATCAGGATCAGCTCTGTGATTGCTCTGTTGACTCCATTGACTCCAACTGCAAGCTGAGCTGCAAGGCCTCCATATGTGTCAGGATCAAAGTCAGTCACAACCTGTGCAACTTTTGCAGCATATCCGGTCACAGGATCAATTGCTGCTGCAAGATTCCTGATCATTCCCACAGGCTCAGTCAGGCCATCTCCTGAGATGATGCCATCTTCTAACCCATTGTAAAGAGCCTCCCCTAAAATGGATCTGACATATCTATCTAACCATGCAGGCCCAAGATCAAGCATTGCTTTGCAAACAGGCAGAAATGCTGAGAGCTTTTTGTGTCCAAGATCAATTTTTTTAAATCCTCCAACTGCCTCAGTCACGATCTCAGCACATAAAGTGTCCCATGTTGCCAAATTGCCTGATCCATTGTTAACTAAAAATTCAACCATACCGGATGTATTGACAAAATCAACTGCCTCAAGCAATGGATGCCCTGCCTCAAGATCCTCAAAGACAGCCTCAATGACTGTGAGAGGCATTGTGATTGAGACATCTGTCAGAGCCTGCCTTGGATTGCTTGATTTCATTGCATCAATAACTGCCTGATAGTATTTGCTCTCCTCGGATGTCAGAGATCTGACTCCTCTGCCTGCAAGGATTGTGCTGTCCTGAGCAGAGATCATTCCCTTGGCCTCAGCCATGACTGCCTGCTGAATATTCTCAGCAAATTCATCCCATGCTCCCATGAGTCCCTCCTCATTGTTGTCTGCAATTGCCTTGCTCATCTTTGCCATGATTTCAGCCTTTTCATTTTTCATAGTGTCCAAATTAATCATAATTTTTTTACCCTCCATTAATTATTATTTTTTGATATGTTTGTGAATAGTGCTTTGATTGTATGCTTAACAGGCTCAGGAACCGGATCAAAATCAGGCTCAGGAGTCTGCTCAGTATCTGTGATTGTTTGCTCTTGCTTTTGCTCAGGAGACTCTCTCATCTCTCTTATCTGTGCAGCAATGGCCTTGTTATAATTGATTTTTGATGTCAGGGACTGATTGACTTTTTGCAGCATCTCCTCTGCCTTTGTCAGATCTGCATCCTGTCCTGAGATCTCATCACATAGACCAATCTCAAGGCACTGCTTTGCAGTCAGCCATGTCTCATCCTCAAGCATCTGCATCAGAGTCTCCTCTGAGAGCTTGTCTCCTGCCTTGGAGATATATGCTTGTCTGTTGCCCTCCATCAGCACATCCAAATCATCAGCAGCTTTTCTCAGCTCTTTGCTGTTGCCCAATGTCATAACCCATGCATTATGGATCATCATCATTGCATTGGATGGCATGATGATCTTGTCTCCTGCCATGGCAATTATTGATGCCACTGAGCAGGCAAATCCATCAATATGCACAATAACATTTGCAGGATGTCTCTTGAGCTGATTATAAATTGCTGTGCCCTCAAAGACTGATCCTCCATAGCTGTTGATGTATAAATTGATTTGCTTTGTATTTGGATATTTTGCAAGCTCAGTCCGGAAATAATTTGCTGATGTCTCTGAGTCAATAGTCTCTCCTGACCACCAATCATATCCATCTCCCTCGACATCACCATAAATAAACATGTCAAGCACATCCGGATTTGTTATTGATTGCTTGAGCTCCCAAATTTTTGACTTTTTCAAATTGCTCCACCTCCTTGATCATTCTGATCTCTTAAAAAACTTTCAGCATCTGTGTAATTTTTGGTTATAAATCTCTTGTCTGCAATTGGATCAGCAATTGGCTCTCTGCCTAAAAATTTGAGATTGTCATTGATTGTGTTAACTCCAATTCTAAACATGACATCCAATGCATTTGCAATATCTTTGATATCTGCAACTTTAATCAGGCTTGTGTCTAACTTGACATAAGTCCTCTCAAGATACTCTTTTTTTGTATAGTATTTTCTGTTAATCTCATCAGTGATCAGCTCTGCAATTGGATTGACACAAAAAGCCAAAAAATTATTGACTGCCTTTTCAGTGTCTGCCACATTGCCCAATAGCAATGATGGAGGGATCTGAAATCCTATGGCCACAAATTGAAACACATCATCAATGAGCTGCTTGACATCTCTGCTGTCAGATCCTGACTTATAGCCGGATGTTGACAAATCCTGATATTTGATGCCATTTGTCAAAGGGATCACTGCACCTGACTCAGCCTCAAAAAATCTCCTGATCCTCTCATTTAGCAGCTTTTCAAGGCTTGCCTGAGCCTGATCTGTCTGAGGATATGAGGCCGGGATCTCAAGAGCTCCTCTTTTTGCATTGGATCTCTTATAATTGCTCTCACTGTACCCAATCAGCTCGCCATATCCCTGATATAGAGAGTCAATGATTGTCTTGATTTTCTGATCATGCAGCTCAAAGTGAAACACATCTTTTTCTTTGAGATTTTCCCTGAGTATATAATCATTGATTTTGATGTTTTTATACTCATTATCCTTGAGAGCAAACTCACTCTTGTCAAAGCTATCAGCAACATATAACCCTGCCATGCCTTTTGGCATTACCACAAGACACTCATTGTCATACACAAGTTTATGCACAACATCTCTCCAAAATTTAGAGGCTGATTTGTTTTGATTGGCTTGCACATTAAATAAATAATAATTATCCTGTCGCACAGGATTGCCTTTTTGATATGTGACAAATTCTGATCTGCTGACTGCATTTGCAATCAGATTGACTGATGCCTGTATTGCAAGCTCTTTATAAAATATCCCTGCACTCAGATTGCCTGCCTCCACAGCACTCAGATCAAGAGTCCCATCAGCACTAAAAAGACTGATAAAAAAATCCTTTATGCCCATCTGTCCCTCCTTAATTAATAAAATCTGACATCAAGATCCATGATGCTTGTCTGCATCTCAGGCAGATCTGACTCTATGACCATGCTATGCACAAGAGCCATGAACGGATCATTTTTCCGGGCCCTTGGCTCAATTTTGCCATACTTAAAATTGCCAATGTCCTGCCCTTGACTCTTGCCCACTCTGATCATCTTTGTGTTATTTGCTGCCCATCTCAGCATAGGTGCATCACCCCAAATAAAATATTGATTGACAAATGCACTGTCTATGACCGGGACAACTCTCATGATGTCTGATGGCCGGACAAGTTTTATATTTTTGGCCTCATAATCAAATCCAATTGTCTTGAGTGCCCCTGCTAAAAGTGCATATCGGAAATCATCAAGAGCAATCTTGCTGATCTGATACTTTTTGCCAAGCCTTGTAATATATTCAATGATGAGATCCGGATTGATCTCCACATCATTGACAAGAGTTAGCTTGCCCTCCTTTGCCCATTGTGCATAAGGCACTTTTAGATATGAGAGATGCTTGCTCTTGAGGCAGAGCCATGAGTGACTGATGTCAAATCTCTTGTCACCCTGTTTAAAATGGAAATTTACTGATGTGATGTCTGTGAGCTTTGAATAATCTATACCTACCACACAAGGCTTGCCTGATAAGTCAGGCAGCTCTTTTTCTGTTGCTTTGATGTTTTCCCAATCTGTCACTTGCATCTCAGGATCACCCTCAGGCAAATTCATCCGTTTGGTCATAAATGCAGTAAATTGTCCGGGATTACGTATATAATCCCTGTACTCTTTTAGCATCTCATCCATCAGATGAGGCAAATAAGGGAGACTTGGATTTGATTTCTGCCAATTTTCGGCATCATGCACCTCATCCTTTGCATCAAGTCTGCAAATAAATGGCAGCATCCCATTGTCAGGGATCTCTCCCTTTAAAATCTCAAGGCTCTGCTCAAGCAGGCTGTCAAGAGGACCATCTCTGACATCTCCATTTGTTGTTGTATATGCTCTCCTTGGATGAGGCTTTTTGCCAAGGCCTGTTGTGAATACATTAATATTTTTATAATCCTGATACTGATGGATCTCATTAAAATAGACAATTCCGGATCTCAGTCCATCCTTGCCTTTTGGATTATTTGTCCTAAATTTTATTGTACTTTTTGTTTTTTGGGAGACAATCTGCTCCTTTGTCCAATAAAAATGACCTCTCATTTTTGCATTATATTGAGGATCTTCAAGCACATCCCAAATATCCACAAATGGAGCCATTGCTTGATCCTCACTATTTGCACAGATATCAACATCATACTTTTTGATGCCATTGTAAGGACTGACAAAGCACCATGACTCAAATGCTATAAATCCATCTTTGCCTGCTCCTCTGCCTATGAGCAAAAACAGATCCGGCCATCTTGGCCTATTGTCTTTTTTATAATAGGTGCAGGCATGGAGTCCAAGCACAAATTTTTCCCATGTAAATAATTGACCATAAGGGAAATATTGCACCTGCTTGAGATATTTCTCAAGCTGCTCTTTGTTTATATAAATATCCTCTTTGGCAAATGCCTCCATCACCATCTTCATGAGATCATGCTGCTCTTGGCAGGCTCTGATCTTTCCTGATGTGACCTGATCCATATATTCCCTGATTTGAGGATGTATCTCTTTATAATTCATCATCAAAATCAACTCTGTCTATTGGCACAGGCTTGAGGCCAAGCTCACTGAGTATTTTAAGCATCTGCCCATTTGTTTTATTGAGCTCTGACACAGAGTCATTTTTTTTATGTCCGGATTGACTTGGCCCATTTTCCCAAAATACATT